GGAGGTGGCGGCTTTGGAAACGGCGATTCAAAAACTAGAAGATGGTACTGCTGAAGCCGATTACTTTTTACGCGTTGGTGATATCCTTTTTTCCTATAGTGATGCACAGGAGCGAATTGCCGGCGGCGAAAAACCTATTGAGGCTGTGACAAAGGGTAAAATGCCGGCAAACAGTGTTTATTCATATTTTAATGCCGAAGTCGACGATAAATCGATGAAAACTAACGATCTTGTCCCCGAAGTGCGAAAAGCGTCTGCGATTACCAACACAATTGGATTTAAGCGTGATAAGGCGCTGGAGTCGTATTTGACAGCGCTCAATCCTACCGCTATTCAACACGAAAATAGTATTGCTTCGTCTATTACGGAAAATTTTGGAAATTGTGCTATTTGTGAATCTGAAATGTTATTTAATGAAACCTTTTTGGACTGCCCTCAATGCGGATACCGTGACTATGTCCTGGTTGATTCCGAGAAGCCGTCCTATAAAGACCCGCCGCGCGAAATGTCGTACTACGCCTATAAGAAAATTAATCACTTGAACGAATGGTTGGCGCAATTCCAAGCAAAAGAAACTACTGAAATATCGCCTGCCATTCTGGACCAAATCAAACAGGAACTCCGCAAGGAACGTATTACCGACATGAGCAAACTCAAGCCTTCCAAGTTGAAGGATGTAATTAAAAAGTTAAAGTTAAATCGTTGCTACGACCACGTAGCCCATATTTTGAATCGGCTTAACGGTATTTCGGCACCAGTACTGTCGCGTGAAGTCGAGGAAAAGCTTCGGTATATGTTTAAGGAAATCCAATTTAGTTTCGTGAAACATTGCCCTAAGAAGCGCTCCAACTTCTTATCATATTCGTTCGTACTGTATAAATTCTGTGAACTGCTTGAATTGGATGATTATTTGCCGTGTTTTCCATTGCTCAAAAGCCGCGAGAAGTTATATATGCAAGATAAGATCTGGCAGAAGATTTGCGAGGATATGGGTTGGGAATTTATTCGAACTGTTTAAGAATATTTGTATATAATTTATTGAATTCGTGGTTATAGATTGTTAAATACACTTCATGAAATTTAGTAGGATACTTTTTCGCCTCTGCTATTGCAATGGCGTGCGCCTTTCTACTTGCTTCACTACATACAGGTATTAAAATACTAATATCCGTATGTACTAATCGGTTTACATTCATTCGCGGATCCCTAGAGATTCGTAATAACTTTTCGCGTCAGTTTGAACGGATGATGGCTGGGACTGGGACTGGGTTTGAGGGGCTTTTGGTGGCTCGGTTAAAAACATATTGCTGACCCCGCTAATGGGTAGAATAGCACCGTAACCTAGTGTGTCAATAATATACGAAAAAAGGGCTTTGTTTTCGTAGTTCGACTCAAAAATAATCGTAGGATAATTGTTTTGTTTAATAGTCTGGGTGGCACCTTTGAGAACATTTAACTCATTATCCTCTACATCCATCTTGATAAATGTGATATTTTGGAAATTATACGAATCCAAGGTTCGTACTTCCACCTGCTCTTGGGCTAATACCGGATCGGCAAAAGGTTGTAGCGACGACCCCCCACCATCGTGACTACGAATATTTAATGTCATTGTGCCCACCTGCGTTTTTGCACCTAACGCTACATTATGTGCCGTTACGTTTTTTGCATTAGACAAGGCAATTGAACCGCATAGCGCATAATACGTCATCTTCTGAGGCTCAAAACTATGAACATTGGCGGCGTGACTTGCTAATGCAATAGAATAAGTTCCGGTATGCGCGCCAATATCTAAAATTGTCCCCTGTTTACAAAACTGCTTACACCACTGAATAAGACCCTTTTCAAAGAGTCCGTGCTGAATATAGTACGGTAGATTATTTGCAGGAAGAATATATGACGCCTTAGAGTTTAAAAATAAAAGTTGATTATTTTCCTCGTTTGCCACATCATCGTCCGAATGTTTCGTAAGAATAAAATACGGCGTAGACATTCTCTATGAGTAGGTCTAAATCTTACTCTAAATAGAGACCTATCCCGAATGCCCATCTACGTCGGATTTGATATGGGTATCCGCAATCTAGCGTACTGTGTTATTGAGCACGGACTTTCTGGTGAATGGTCTGTGGTTGCGTGGGATAACGTAGATTTGCTTGAAGGGGGTGAGACTGCCCAAACTGCCAAATCGTGCGCCGGTTGCGGAGGTGGCGCAAAGTGGATCAATACAGTGGATTCTACCAAATGGTGTAAAGCGTGTGCAAGCGGCATTCGTGTCAAGAAATCGGCGATATCAAAGCCGTCACTGCCCTGTTTACCGTGCGATATGGGGGCAAAGGAACTCAAGGCGCTTGCTACGGGGCGAGGCGTAGATACGAAGAAGATGAAGAAGCCCGATCTTGTGGCATGGGCGCAGAAGATGTACCTTGTACCCTGGAAAGCAGTCAAGACAATGTCGGTTAGTTTAGATACGATTCGTAAAGCCATGAATACCTGGCTAACATCAGTACTTTCATCAATGGCTCGGGCTGAATTGATTCGGCTCGAGAACCAACCGGCAATGAAAAATCCTACTATGAAATCGGTACAAATTATGCTATATACACTACTAGCACATCGTTTGGAAACGGAGTATTTTTGGACCGGTAATATTGACTTTGTCCATGCCGGCGTCAAGTCGCGCGCCGTAGATTACACCGATATTAGCGGAGCTTCAGGAGAATACAAAGCGCGTAAAGACGGCGCTGAAGTCGATGTTGCTGCGTTATTGGCAGCGGGTGGGGAAAAGGCTTCTGTATGGGCTAAGTACTTTGCGGGACGGACGAAGAAATCCGATTTAGCCGATGCCTTTTTGATGGCTTATCGGCAGTAGGCTGACGCCAACAAACGTAAATAAGTGTATAATTCATAGCATGTTCAATTTATAATTGAATATGTTTTGCTATTTGCGTTTGGGAATCTAAAACGAAGGCGGAGGAGGTAAAAGAAGGAAACAATGAACGGTCCTACAATTCATATATCCGACGGCGGGTCGTTCCCCGAAATCTCGGCAAGCCAGGATATGGGTCGGTCGCTTGACATTAACCAAAATGATTTTGATCTGAATCTCCTCGGCAATCAGCGCAAGATTGCAGGTTCTATGGGTCGTCCGGCATCTCCGGCTGCAGAAATAAAGGCGGTGGATGATATTGAATTTGTCAGCCTTGACGATACAAATGTAACATTTGATGTGAAGCCATCGGGTGGTGGTGATAATATCCGTATTATGCGCGATACTGCTCCTTCGGCACCTATGGGTAGCGGTGGTGCCGAGCCATTCCGCCTTGGCAGTTCTGTATCATCGGCTCCCACTGTTTCATCAGCGCCTGCTGTTACTACTTCCAGCACGACCACAACTTCTACCGCCGCACCGGCTGCAAAGTCGTGGTTCTCCAGCATTCCTGGTCTGGGTGGTGCAACGGCAACAAATGGAACTGCCAACGCCGCCGCTGCCGCCCCTGCTGCTGCCGGTTTCCGCAGCTGGTTTAGCGGTAGCGGTAGCGGTAGCGGTAGCGACTCTGCGGCGGCAGCACCTGCAATTGCCGCAACACCCGCTGTATACCTGACTCCCGAACAAGAAGCAGGGAAGAAGTCTGAGGGCTTGACCATTTTGGAGCGTATGGACCGCAAGGGTATTAGCGGCACTAAGATGTCCATGAGCAATACGCTTGATGAGATTAACTCCGAGGTGGCGCGCCGTAAGGATTCCAAGGGTCTCGAGGCATCACTGCGCTTCCAGCGCTCGATGCTTACAACGGTCACCAGCGGTATGGAGTTTCTTAACAGTCGCTATGATCCCCTTGGACTCCATCTGGACGGCTGGTCCGAGCAGGTGAACGAGAACATTGAGGACTACGACGAGATTTTCGAGGAGCTGTACGACAAGTACAAGGATAAGAGCAAGGTGGCACCTGAGGTCCGCCTAATTTTGTCGCTCGGGTTGTCCGCCGGTATGTGCCACGTCACCAATACGATGTTCAAGTCACGTATGCCTGGTATGGATGATATTCTCCGCAATAACCCGAATTTGGCGCGTGAATTTGCCCAGGCGGCGGCAAAGGAGTCGGTTGGTCCTGGCTTTGCGAATTTTATGTCGCTAGGACGCCCTGGCGGTGGTAGCGGAGGCGGAGGTGGAGGCGGAGGCGGTGGTGCCGGCGGTGGACCACAGCAACGCGCACCGCCGCCGATGGAGGAGATGAATGAGCCCGAAGGAGTACAGAGCGGTGGTTTTATGGGTATGATGGGTGGTATGATGCCTGGTCTCGGCGCGGCAATGCCCTCCATCCCGTCCGCCGGTCCCCCTCAGGCAAAGACAGTTCGCCGTGAAATGCGCGGTCCTACCGGTGTAGATGATATCCTCCAGCAGCTACACGAGGGTGGACGTCGTGAGGCGGAGGAGACAAACTCTATTGGAAGTGCCTATACGACAGAGACAATGCGTCGCGCCGGACTCAACCGTCGCTCGCGTAAGACCACAACCACGCAGCCGACAGGCAGCGAACTGACGCTCAACGTCTAAAAAATTGAAACATATGCCTAGCGATTTTTGTGTGTTTAACACATACAATGCAGGATAATTTCCTTTCATCTATCTATGGCAACGCGTCTATGCTTCCGCTCAACAAAGAATATGATGATATCACAAAGTCGTTTCGTGAATCTATGGGCTCTGAGAATATTTGTGTAAGTGCCATATACAAAATTGAAAATCCTTTACTGGAATGTCGGTTTAATGAGCTGGCTACGTCTATTACGGCAGCTAGAAATAGTAAACCCGAGGTTGTCAACGTCTTTCATGGAACGACGCTGAAAGCCGCTGCCAATATTGTCAACACAGGCTTTGACCCTACTTATAGCAATTGTGCTGCGTACGGAAAGGGCACCTACGCTAGCCCATCTGCTAGGACGGCTGTGATATACTGTAAGGATGTAAAACAGCAGAGTGATTTCTCTATGATCTTTCGGTGCCGATTTCTCAAGGGAAAACATGGCTTTGCCAGTATTAGTAATACGATTGATACAGATGTAATAGATTACTGTGGTAGCGGTGATATTCTTGTAACACCTTACGCCGATGGAATCATTCCTGACTACCTAATCTGCTACTACCAGTGGGATAAGTAAGTTTCAAAAAAATTGACAATAGGGACGGAGTCCAGCTTTTTCACAAGTGTGATGGCGTGTACGATCTGCTTTGACAAATTCACCGCATCTTTGCGAAAATCTACAACCTGTGCGTACTGTGAGGCATCGGTGTGCCGTATATGCTTACAACAGTATCTCCTTGTAGACACTGCAACAGAGGCAAACTGTCCTTCATGTCGTAAAAGTTGGGACCGTGATTTCCTCAACGACAATCTGACGGCATCGTTCCGCAACGGTCCGTTCAAGAAACACCGAGAGAAAGTTCTGATGGACCGAGAGCGCGCTCGCTTTCCAGACACGCAGAACTATGCTATTGTTTATAAAAATGCCAAAGAGCGCTATGATAGTGTGTGTCAAGAAGCGGAAGCGATCAGGCTAACTATGAAGAAGGCGTGTAAAGATGAACGAAAGACGATGAATATGGCGGCAAGGACATACAATGAACTGCTACAAACTGTACGCAAGGAACTTATGCCGAATCCCGTTCCCCCAGGATTTGTATATCATACCTGGTACAATCAAGTCACGCCTCAAGTAGTGGCGAATCCAGAGATACAAGCATCTTA